TACTCGAGAGATCAGGATTGTGCCAGTGATTACAGGTAGCAAACGCGCTGGAATTTTGCAGACGATTATTGGAGCAGTTTTGATTGTTGCATCTTTTATACCCGGACTTCAAATGCTAATGGCTCCAGGTGTTGCCATGGTCGCTGGCGGCGTGGTGCAAATGCTTTCACCCCAAGCCAAAGGACTAAAGGGCAGGGAAGCCGACGAGAACGCGCCAAGCTATGCCTTTGGTGGCGCGGTTAATACCACGGCAGCGGGTAACCCTGTTGGTATTGGTTACGGCAAGCGCCGTATTGGTGGCGCCATTATTAGCGCAGGTATTTATGCAGAAGACATAGCAACCACTAAGCGCCCAATCCAATCGGGTGGCAGTAATGGCGGCGGCAATCAACAGGAGCCTTAACTAAATGGGTATTCCCGCATTAAATCAACAACTCGTTATCCATGGCGCTAAAGCAGGCGAAAGCGAGCAGCGTACTCCGGTTGAATCGCCAGATGATCTGCGCTCCATCGCCAAAGCTAAGATTTTACTGGCGATCGGTGAAGGTGAATTTGAGGGCCAATTATCCGGGCAAAATGTGTTTTTAGATGGCACACCTCTGCTCGATGCCAATGGCGCTGAAAACTTCCCCGGTGTTATTTGGGACTTTCGTCCGGGTTCTGTACATCAAACCTATATTCCTGGCTTACCATCGGTTGAAAACGAGGTGGCATTAGGGATTGAGTTAAAATCAGAGCAGCCATACACCAAAGCCATTACAAACTCACTGCTCTCTGCAGTTCGGGTGCGCTTTCACTGGCCAGCGCTGCAGCAACAGCTTGATAACGGCGATGTAAACGGCTATCGCATTGAGTACGCTATTGATCTCTCTACCGATGGCGGTAGCTATCAAACCGTATTAAGCACCGCGGTGGACGGAAAAACCACTCAGCCCTATGAGCGCAGCCACCGTATTGATTTACCTGCTGGTAACAGTTGGCAGATCCGTATTCGCCGCTTAACGCCAAACCAAAACAACAACCGTGTGGCAGATTTAATGCAAATTGCAGCGATCACCGATGTGATTGACCGCAAGCTAAAATACCCAAACACGGCATTGTTGTACGTGGAATTTGATGCCAGCCAATTCCAGAATATTCCTGTGGTATCGTGCGAACCATTTATGCGCAAAGTACGGGTACCAACTAACTACAATCCGCTTACCCGTGAATATACGGGCGTGTGGGACGGTAGCTTTAAAATCGCATGGACCGATAATCCAGCATGGGTGAGTTACGACATTATCCTCGACGACCGCTTTGGCACAGGCAAGCGGATCAATTCGTCGCTGGTGGACAAATGGGAACTTTACCAAATTGCCCAATATTGCGATCAGCTGGTGCCAGACGGCAAAGGCGGCATGGAGCCTCGCTATATCTGCAATATCTACATTCAGCAGGCAACAGAGGCGTGGCAAGTGCTGCGCGATTTGGCCTCTATCTACCGTGGCATGACGTACTGGTCAAACGGCCAAATGTACTCAGTGGCAGACATGCCTCGCGATATGGATTTTATCTACACCAATGCCAACGTGATCGACGGCAAATTTAGCTATTCGTCGAGCAGCGAAAAGGTTAAATACACTCGCGCCTTGGTCAGCTGGGATAATCCAGATAACGCCTATGAGTCCGATGTTACCTCGGTATCTGATCAAGCCTTACAGCGCCGTTATGGCGACAACGTAGTCGAATTATCCGCCTTAGGTTGCACCCGCGAATCAGAGGCGCAGCGCCGCGGTAAATGGGCTATTTATACCAATAACAATGACCGTGCGGTTAATTTTAAAGTGGGTATGGATGGTAGCATCCCATTACCTGGTTATGTGATTGGCGTAGCGGATCAACTGATTGCAGGTAGCCGTATTGGTGGGCGTATCTCAGCGGTTAACGGCAAGCAGGTCACCTTAGACCGTGCGGCCACTATCGCTGTTAACGACCGCTTGATTATTAACTTGCCAAGCGGCAAGGCTCAGGCGCGTACCATTGAGGCCGTTAATGGCCGAGTGGTAACGGTAACTACTGAATACAGCGAAACGCCATTGCCACAACTGCTATGGTCGGTTGAGTCAGACGAGCTAAAGCTACAGCAATTTAGAGTGCTGCGTGTCGCCAAAGCCAATAGCGATAGCATTGAGTACGAGATCACCGCAGTTGAGCATAACCCAAGTAAATACCCCTATATCGACACAGGCGCACGGCTAGAAGAACGCCCTATAAGCAAGTTGCCGATCGGTGCCCAAGAAGCGCCAGCAACAGTCACCATTTCACAGTCAGTATTCACCGAGCAAACACTCTCTGTTACCACTATGACTATTCAGTGGGCGACCGCAAAAAATGCAGTTGCTTATGAAGTGGAATGGCGTAAAGACTCAGGTGAATGGATAAAACTGCCAAAAACCAGCAGCACATCGGTTGATATCCGTGGCGTTTACACCGGGCAATATATTGCGCGGGTGAGGGCGATCAACTCTGTCGACGTTTCGTCCGTTCCTAAGTCGTCCGACCTAACCAATATCACGGGTAAAACGGGATTACCGCCAGCGGTTGCATCTTTTACCACCACGCCGTTAGTGTTTGGCATTGCGTTAAATTGGTTGTTCCCTGCAGGTGCAGAGGACACGCTCCGTACAGAGATTGAATACGGGCCCAAAAATAACGACAGTGGCATGATCAAGCTAGGAGATTTTGCTTACCCAATTGCCACTCACACCATGACAGGATTAAGTGCCGGCGCTAGCTTTTGGTTTAGAGCTCGATTGGTTGATCGCACTGGCAACGTGGGCCCATGGTCTAACTTTGTAAACGGCCAAAGCTCAACCGACCAAACCAAATATGATGAGTATTTCAGTGAGCGAATCACATCCTCAGCGCTCGGACAAGAATTGCTAACAGAGATTGAGCTGATCCCGATCATTAAGATTGAAACGGATAAAATCCATGACATTCAAACAGAAGTAAGCAAAATTCCCGCTATCGAAACAGAAGTAAGCAAAATTCCCGCTATCGAAACAGAAGTAAGAAAAATTCCCGCTATCGAAACAGAAGTAAGAAAAATTCCTGCTATCGAAGATGATATTGGCTTTGTTCAGGAAAAAATTTACCAAATGCAAGGAGATATCGCTGACATTGTAGGCGCACCAGAGTGGGACGGAGCAGCCAGCTACCTCACCGGGCAGATGGTTAAATATCAAGGGAATCTCTACTCAGCTAAACAAGCCGTACCTGCAGGAACACTGCCAACAAATACCGCCTACTGGACAAAAATAGGTGAATACTCCTCTTTGGGCGAGGCAGTTTCTGCATTGACTGTACGTGTAGATAATGTTGAGACATCTATAGAAACTATTGATGGCAAGCTGACTGCAGAAACATCACGCATTGACGGTATATTTGCGCAAGTAAACCCGCCACTTGCTGGTGATATGAGCTGGAATGCGGGTTCTGCTGCGGTGTTTGCTGGCGTTTGGTCTGAGCAATATGCAAGAGCTGCGGCCGATGAAGCCTTAGCAAAAAGCATTGATGCGGTTTCAGCCAGTATTGATAAAAACACTGCCGCCATCATCACAGAGCAAATGGCGAGATCCACTGCAGATGAATCGCTGGCAAACCAAATCATAAGTATTTCAGCCACAGTCAATGGCAATGCGGCTTTAATTAAGCAAGAACAAACCGCACGCGCTGATGCCGATAGCGCTTTAGCATCGCAAATCACCACTGTGCAGGCCTCAGCCACCGCGGCAAACTCTGCCGCCTCAACGGCGCAAACAGCCGCAGATCAAGCCAAGGCCGATGCTGCCGCAGCCGCTGGTATCGCCAATGGCAAAGGTAAGGTGATTATTCAATCTTCCGAGCCTGCCACTGCAGATCGTTTAGCGCAAAACCTATGGATTGACACGACAAACAACGCCAATACACCTAAGCGCTGGAACGGCTCAGCATGGGTTGCAGTAACCGATAAAGCGGCCACGGATGCTGCCAGCGCTGCAGCAGCTGCACAATCCGCCGCTGATGCGGCCAATACCAAGGCCACACAGAACGCTGCGGCAATTCAGCAAGAGCAGACAGCGCGCGCGGATGCTGATAGCGCATTAGCAACACAAATCACTACGGTGCAGGCGACAGCAACAGCGGCCAACAGCGCAGCGTCAACGGCGCAAACTGCCGCAGATCAAGCTAAAGCTGATGCGGCCGCTGCCGCTGGGATCGCCAATGGCAAAGGCAAAGTGATCATTCAATCGTCAGCACCAGCG